GAGTTCCCGTGTCTGATCAACGGAGACGATATACTTTTCCGTTCCGGCCCGCACTTCAGTGCGCGCTGGATGGATACAGTAAAGAGTCTCTCGTTGGAGGTCGAGCGTACAAAGACTAGTGTTTCACCCCAGTTCGGCTCTCTCAATTCCACACTCTGTGTGCGGGCTGGGAAGCGCTATCGTGTCGTTCCGACGATACGTATGGGCATGTTACGCGAGTCTGAGTCTCTCGACTCCCTGGCGAAGGGTTTTGATGATTTTATAAAAGGTTTGAAAGGCTCATACCGCTTCCGGGCGGCTATGGCTTGGTTTAGCTGGAACATAGGAAAGATTCGGCCTCTTGGTTTAACAACGTACGACTTGGGTTTTCGTGGCCCACTCGCGTATCGCGCGACACGTCGATTCGGTCTTAGCACGACGGTTACTCACACACCTATCCCATCTCTTGTCGTCGACAATGGGTTATCGCTTGCGGCTTCTGGCTGTGAGTTTGTTGATCCTTTAGAGTTGTCCGATGAAGATAAGGAGAGAAATTTATGCGAGCTAGCCGCTTGGAAATGGAGGACTAAATTTAATATTTCCGATCAATGTCGGTCGAATTTGCGTTTTATGTTAGCTGTTTCAGCCACCAGGGTTGATCGGCCTGATTTCAGACCCCTCTTTTGGGGTTCTGATTCTTGCCTTTTGACCCGGAAGTGGCACAGCGCCAAAATGTTTAGGAAACCGATAGAAAAGAGAGAGAGAGGGTTTCCCGTCCTGGCTGGTTATGCAGGGCGGTTACCGTCTTATGAAGAAGTATTAGCGGGAGAGACAGACGTCGGCTCGGTCGAGCTCATTGTGAAAGCGGACAAAAAGAATTAAAACTACAACCACCTCTCGAGGTCTATGCTCCGCAAAACGGTTTACGTGTTCCAGGCTGTGATAACGGCCCTTCGTGACCTACCTGTTTATGGTTGGGGCACCCCTCTTGGAATGAGTGGGTTTCTTTTTGGTGAGGCGGCTTAAAATCCGCGGCCTCGAAAGTTTTAGAGGTGCTTTAGTAGGA